CGCCGGGCTTCAGCGGTGGCTGCTTTTTGGGCCCGACCATCCCGGCAGGGACCGAGACGCCCTGCTGCTGGAGCGGTGGCCGTTGCTGTGGGGCCAACAGCCGCCCGGATTGCACCAGCCCCCACACGCGCTGAGCCTCGGCCTGGCGGCGGTCCAGGTGCGGCACGCCAGGGCGGAAGTATCCGGTGCGGCTGGCGGCTGATCCGGTCCAGTATTCAGCAGCCTGTGCCGGTGTCATGTTCGGCGGCCGGTTCTCGAAAATTCGAGTCCAGCCGATCAGCGAACCCTGCGATGGGTCGTGTAGACCGGCGTACTCCTCAGCGAAATACTGCTGTTGCCAGCGGTTGGAGTTGGGATCGATGCCACTGGTAAGGGCCGTCGAGCGTGCCTTGTCGTAGGCGATGCGCCTGACCGCGGTGTACTGCATCGCGCCACGCCCTGCACCAGAACCTGCCTCAACCACATCGAGGCGGTCAAGGTTGGGCCGTCCGGTTTCGATGATGATGCAGCCGATGAACCCGCATGCTTCGGCTGGCGTCAGCGGTCGGATGCGCTCGCGTGATTCCTGCTGCACCTGCGGGCTAGTGAGGTAGGTGAGCCAGGATTGGAGATTCTCGAGGCTGGGATCCCTGCTCATCACGGTGGCAGGGGTGACGGGAGAGGCCGGGGCAGCGACAGGTCCGGAAGGTGGTGTGGGCTTCAGCCAGATGCTGTTGCGGATCTGGCCACCCTCTTCGAGCTGCTGCCGCTGCGCCGGGGTGAGCATGAGCTCCACCGCCGACCAGAAGGCCTGATGCTGGGGGTTGCCCAGTTTGGTGGACAGGGCGTAGCGCAGAAGGGAGGGGTTCATGGAATGGTGGGTTGTGTGGGTTGCTCACGACGCGCCAGGGCCGCCGGATCGAACAGCAGGGTGAGGATGCGCAGCTCCACAGCCAAGGGATCGCGATGCACCACCCGTTGCACCGCCGTAAAGAACAGCAGTGACACCTGAGCAGCGCCGGCCGTGATCGCCCGCTGCATCTGGGCATCGATCACGGCAAACACCTCCGGCAGTTGCTTTCGCAGGTCAGCCCCCAGGGCTTGCAATAGCAGGGTGGTGAGATGCCTGAGCACCAAGCCAAGGACGGGTTTGAACAGGAAGCCGATCATGCTGGTTCAGGGTCATCGCCATCTCCAGCATGGCCCTGCCCGGGATCCGGCACGATGCCGATCGGGCCACTGAGGGGCTGTTCGCTTTCATCCTCCGTGCGGCGGCGGTTGAGCAGCACACTGCCGGCCAACCCACCCATGGCCGCAGCAGCTGATTCAGCGGGGCTGTGCACCACCAGGGCCAGCAGGGTGTCGGTGGATCGGCGGCCAATCTCTCCCATCTGCGACCAGGCCGGCAGGCACTCCAACGGTCGGCGGCTGCGCATCTCGCACAGCATGGCTTGGGTGAGGCCTGCCACCAGCTGCCAGCTCACATTGGCCACCACTACCCAGCCGGCGATGGTGAGGCCGGCGCCGATCACAGGTGAAACGCTGGCAATCACACTGCGGCTGGCTTTCTGTTGAGAATGCGTGGTCATAGACCACCTTTGGTGAGGCGTACTTCGTGTTCCTGAAGCTCCTCCTTCACGACCTCATAGCGCTTTTGCTGGAGGTCACTGTTTTTGATCAGCGTGCTCATCGATTCACGCATAACCGACACGTCTTTCCACACGCCAATGCTGGCGCTGGCAGCCGCCATAAAACTGAGCGCCGTGATTGTTGCTAGCACCGGCAGCAGATAACTGGCCAGCACCTGGGGTGGCCGAGGCTCGTGAGCCCCATTGGCTGGGTCGTATGGTTCGTGCATGGCCTAGTGCTCCGTCATCACAAAACTAGGCCTGTGGCCGTCAACTGATCGCGGCAGGTGCGGTGGCGATGGTTGAGGGCAGGTCACGGTCTGAGCGCTGTCTACCTCAGTCTGCTGAGGTGGTCTTAGCCGGACAGATCAGCGCAGCGATTCCTCGATCGCCTGAATCAGGCCCTCGTCACGCGAATGGGCGGCGTAGGGGTCTGTGTTCATGCCGAGCAACCACTGATACAGGGGGTTTGCCAGCACCCGCTCATCGTCGGCGGCGGGAATGTAGCCAGGGTCAGAGGGAAGCATGATCAGAGCACGACGTTTGGAGTGATGTTGAACCCGTGATCAGGGCTGATGCCACGGGCGTAGGACCGCAGCGCCATGTTCAGGAAGAACGTGCCATCTGCCTGATTCAGAGCGGCGGCGGTGATCACGGGGTTGTATTCCTTGCCGGTGCCGCCGACCGGGTTTGGTGCGCCGAAAGTGGCAGAGCCAGGAACGTACTTAGGCAGGATTTGCGTGCCCTGATTGATTGCCAGTCCTGCCACCTTGAAGATACTCAATGCGGTGTTGTTTTGAGTTCCGCTGGCCAGCCTGGAATCAGCGGCAAGAAACACTGTTGCGCCGCGCTCCTGATCTACCAGTCCTTCATTGCCCAGCAGCACGCCACGGACCTTGACGGAGTTGTAGCCGTTGGAGCCGAACCGACCGACAAAGCCCTGCGACACGTTGCCGGTTGACGAACCAGAGAATGGAGTCTCGAACGAGCTACGGACAACTAGGGATCGCTTTGCATGGATGAACTGATCTAGGAAGGGTCCCGAATCATTGTCAGCGGGCTCAGCGCCGGCACTGGTGAGCAGGTGTATGTGGTTTGCCAAGTAGCGGGTATCAGTTAAGTTTCGATACCAGCTGCGATCACCAGCAGCTGAGCCTTGGCTGTAGCTAATCCTGTCGCCCATCTGGTCAATCACCACGGGCTCATTGGTGATCGATGAAAGGAACGTGTGATGGAACTGCCGCCAGGTCCAAGGAGTGGCAACAGATGCGGAGCCATAGTGCGCGTCACCAGAGCGGGGCACGCTGTTTGTTACGCCCATTCCGTTGCTGGTGATGGTCGTATTCCCGCGCAGGTAGATGTTGCTCCACCGCAGCTTCACAAGGCCGTTGGTGGCGATGTACGGGACACGGGTGGAGCCCAGTGACTCCTTGCGCGATGGCAGGGCAGGGCCGAACACGATCCCGCGCAGGTCTGCCACGTCCGTGCTGTTGCCCTCCAGCTGCAGCACCGGGGTGGTGGTCCAGCTGTCGTAAGCAGGATTATTGCTATTTCCATTTCGATCATTACTGACCCTGAGCTGATTCAGGAACGTGTCAACGTTCGTAGTGGTGTTGGTCGTGAATGCAGTGCTGGGCAACAGCAAGCTGCCGGCTGTACTGGTAGGGGTTTGCACCACATGGAACAAGCGTTGCGCTGCGTTGCCAGCCGCCGTACTGATGACATACTGATCCGCCACCAGCTTGATCAGCTCGGAGACGCCGAGGAAGTGAAACCCGCCACGGAAGTCTCCGCCACGCAGGCAGCGCATCTGCCGGCCGATAGTGTTTACGTGCAGTTGATTGCCAGCGCTTGCGTTGTCGCGCAACTGCAGCACGAACGAACGGAAGTTCACCCGCGTGGTCAGGTTGCCGTAGTCCGATCCATCAAACCAGGTTTCAGCGGTGGCGGGGTCGCCAGTTTCGGGGAAGATCAGCTGCCATGCCGGTCTGTCTGGATTTGTATCTGGGATTGCCGGATTGCACGCCCAGAACTCAACTTTGCACTCGAATATCGACGCTAGATCGTAAAGCCCCGGAGCGATTGCAATCCTTGCAAACTGGTTGCCGCTGCCAATCACAGCATTGGCGTATTCCGCTGCCCGCGCCAGGGTCGGGATCGGACTGTCCGGGTCGGTCGGCGGGGTGTCGAACATTTGATCGAGGTTCCGATCCGTCGCAGTGCTCTGCACGTAGATCGTGATTGTGCCGGTAGCGGCCGAGACCAGCCGTTGCGCCTGCCGCCAGGCGTTGAGGCCAGGGAGACTAACTAGCTTATTATTTGCCCGTGATAGTTGTTCATCATTTGCTGCAATGACTGTACTGTTTAGATAATCTGCGATTGGTGCCAGTTGGCCAAATCCAAATTTGTTGGTTGTCATGCCCATGGCATCGCCGCCATCGAGCTCGGAAACACCGTTTACGTCGAACTTACCGGTTGCCGTAAGGTTGTCAACTGTTAGATTATCGAGCCGTGTTGGAGGCGGGGTATCACCATCTTTGCCAATGTCATCAACACCAATGACCTCGCCGGTGTCGGTGTTGATCAGCCCTTGATTGGTTACATCAAAGCCATCCTTGTTGGTGCCGCGAATTTCTACCCTGCCGCCTTGTTCTGGTGCAAAGTTTGCATTGAACTCGTTCCTGGCACTCATCGTGCGGCGCCAACGAGGCAGCGCTCTGGTGTAATTCCAGAAACCCACACCGTTAAGATTCTGCCCCAGCAGCTGGATGAAGCTAGGCTGTCGAAACTCCAGGGCCCAGTTGGCGCGGCCACTGGCAGCACCACCACTTGGCGGTGTGGGAAAGTCTGTGGCAGAGGCGGGATCGAGCTCGCGGCTTGCTTCCGTACGCGGCACCAGGGCGTTGTGCGCAGCCGTGCTGCTGAAGCCCAGAGCCAGGAGCATGGCCAGTGCGCCGCGATAGTCGGTAGCGCTGCGCAGCTGATCGCGCACGCTGCCGGAGCTGCCGGAGCTGGTGTAGATGGTGGCCCAGTTGATGCCGCAGGTGGTGGTCAGGTCAGTGCCGCCGTCGGTATCGGTGTCGAAAATCAGCTGCGGCGCTTCCAGAGAGGTTGGATCCTCGGCGTTGTAGTCCGACGCCTGCTGCACATAGGATTCCTGCCAGAAAGCCTCATCAGGCGTGCTTCCAGCGGAAACATGTGTGACGGTGGCGGTGAAGTGCTTGCCGGCATGCTTTACCGTTTCCCCCTTGCGATAGAAGCGGCCGGCGGCGTAGACCTCATCGGGACAGGAGCGGCGGATTGTGATCTCCGCCGACATCACCACCCCGGCACCTTCCGCTGGAATCTTGGTGGTCGTGGTCACGGCCAGCACCTCAGCACCACCAGGGGCCAGCACGCGATCAATGCCGCCGCCAGTCACCCCAGGCCGGGTCTGAAGAATGCTGTTGCGCACCGGCACCCTGGAGTTGGTGGTGTTCGCCAGCCTCAGCGATACCCGCCGCTGCGCAGAGCTGCGGTTGTCCCACAACCGCCGGATGTAGACCTTCCGACCGACTGCCAAGGATGCTCCACCCGTTGCCGTGCCAATCGGGAGGTTGGTGCCGGCTTGCAGCGCCGCACCTGTGATGTCGATCTCGGTAGCTGAGGTGCTGACCCAGGCATTGGCCGCCAGAGTGGCGCGCCAATCGGGGCCCCCTGGGTTCTCAATCCAGATCAGCGTGCCAGCGGGCAGCGAGTAGCCCTGAGCGGCCAGCACGGCGGGTATAGCCGGATCATCGCTAGGGGCCAGCGGCAGCTGAAGCGTGATCAGGCTGCCCGAAATGGCAGCCACGTTGCCGAGGCCAATCTGGCGCACGTTGCCGGTCTGATCGGCCACGCTGCGCGCCACCTTCAGGCGCCTGAGGTTCCAGTTCTGATCCAGCGGGTCGCTGTTGGGGGCATAGCCCTTGGCCACGGCCACGCAGCCACCGAAGTTGCTGGTGGAGTTGCTGAACTCCAGCTGGGCGCCGCTATCGGCAAAGTGATGGCGGCCAGCACCGATGGCAAACACGCTCACCATTTGCCCGAAGGCGCCGCTGATCAGGCTGACGTGGCGACTCATCCGCTGCGGCTTCATCCGCACGTCGTCGGCCTCGCTGTCGATCAGCTCCTGGTAGTTCACCGGCGCGCGCCAGGCGCCCTCCCGGTAGATCTGCCAGCAGCTGAGATCGCGCTGCAGGGAGATGCCGGTGAACTGGGCGATCACGATGGATTTCAGGCCCGTAACGCGGGCGCCATCCCAGAACGCTCCGCCCATGCCCCACTCGGTGCGCAGCGAGCAGTTGTAGACGTAAGGGCTGGCGCCCTTCACTGTGTCGGACGCCTCCGAAGGGTTGGCGCCGAACGGGCCCACAATTTCGTATTCCGACAGGCGGGTGACGGCCAGGGCGTTGGAGATGTTGCCGCTGTTGCTGGCGCCGCCCATGGCGGTGCGCACCTTGGCGTAGAGCTGATTCAGATCCGCCTGGCTGGCGGCCTGCACGCAATCGAGGAGGTGGTGACTGGAGTTGGCGCCCAGCTGGTCACGGAACGTGAGCCCGTAGACGTAGCTGGTGTTGGTGATCTTGAGGATTGCCGCTCGGTTGCTGTAGTCGACTGCCTCATCCGCCGCGGCCGGCACCCAGGAGGGCCTCACCGTGCATTGCCTGAGGCTGAGCGGGGCGCTGGCAGTGGCGTAACGGGGCAGAACAATTCCGCCGCTGTTGGGGTTGAAGGCGATCAGGTGGTTTGGTGTGGGCTCAAACCCCTCGGCCGGCCATTCGGTGATCGGAATGGCGCTGGGGCTGTTGCCGGGGTCGTTGTAGAAAATATGTGTGCCCGGGGCAAACTCAACCGCTGGGCAGTCAACCTGAGCGTCTTCTGAATTGAGGGTGAAATAACTCTTGCTGGTGGCCAGGACGATCTCAATCGCCACCCGGTTGATGGTGCGGAACGGGCGCTGCTTGCTGTAGCCACAGGTAAGGCGCTGGTTTTCGAGGCGCCGGAGCTTGGCCCTGATCTTGGCGGCGTCGCTGGCGCCGGCCGGCTCCTCAAACCAGTTGTAAGAACCACCCACGAAACGGTCCGTGCCGATGTAGGGGTTGACGTAGATCGTAAACGGGCTGTTGAGCGGATCGGCCGGCTCGGAATTGCCCGGGGCAATGTTGGCGTTGCCCACCAGCTGCAGCAGGGCATCCACCACCGCCGAGAGCTGATCCATGGCCCGCAGCTGCCCACCAGCACCCACGGCGTTGCGAATGCCGGCAAGGGCGTTGGCGACGCTGATCCGAGCCATCTGCTGCTGCTTCTCCCCGCAGGCTAGGCAGGGTCCATCTCTGACAAGGGATGAGTCCGATCAGCGATGACGTGGCGCACGTCGCCGATTGCTGCGAACTGGCCGGAGATCTTCATCGTGTCGCCGGCCCGGGCCGACAGCCTCGTTTTGGTGAGGGCGATGTCGAACTCATAGAAGAGGCATTCCTCGCGAATAAACGCATGGCCATTGGAGTGGCCTCGCGGGCCATCGGCCACCAGCAGGCGGATTGTGGCGGTGCTGCCGTGCCGGCTGAGCTGCTGCAGCCTGAGCATCGCGGCGCCGGAGCTGACGCCAGGGCTGTAGGTGTTGCTCACCTCGCCAACGAACGAACCAGCGCCTGATGCCTGGCTGGCGATCACCGACCCGAAGGCCTCGCCGATCGCCTCGGTTTTGAGCATGCCGGCGTCGTCTTCCAGGTCCCATTCGAGAAGATCGGCTTGCCGTTTCCAGCCTCGCTCGTCCGCATCGGCGCCGGCCTCCTGGATCACCGCCGGCAGGACCGGCACCAGGTCCGCCAGCAGGTTTTCGGGCTCCTCGGGCCGGGGCAGGGCCAGGGCCAGGGCGAGCAGGGCCTCGGCGTAGCCGCTGCGGGTGCTGGCGACGCTAAGAATCAGCCGATCAAAGCCCACCAGCCGCAGGGGCAGCCGGCTCAGCTCGCCGCCGTTCACGGCAGACACCTCGAGGCTGTAGAAGGTGGCCCGCTCCAGCGCATCGCGGTGGATGAACACCGTGGCCTGCTGGGCAAAGCCCACCGTGCCGGCATGCTCCCAGAAGGTGGCGTTGTCGTCGGGCCCCCAGAACGGGGCATCGGCGCCGAGCCGGTGCGCGGTGGCCGGGCCGCCGGAGGCTGCATCACCCCAGAATGTGTGGCCATCGGGGCAGTTGGCGTAGCCGGTGCCGAGCACGTCGAGCGGCAGGCCCAGGGGAGCGGTGAGCAGCACCTGGTCGCCGTTGAGAAAGCCGGGCTCCTCCAGCCGCAGGCGCACCACCGTGGCGGGCGCATCGATCACCGCATCGGTGAGCACCACCGCCGGCGGCCAGCTGCGGCTGAGGCTGAGGGTGCCGATCGTGCCGTCGATCGCCATTGATCAGAAGCGACCGCTCATGTCGCCGTTCACCCGCATGCTGAGCGAGCAGGCGATCAATTCGCGCACCCGGACGGGTGCACCGAGCGACGCCGTGAGCACCTCCATCGTGAAATCTCCACGGGTGGAGCCCCGGCGGGTGACGATGCGCAGGGTGTCAAGGGCTTCGTTGTCGTCCCAGATGCTGTTGGCCATCGCGCATGCGGCGGCGTTGTCGGGGTCGTAGAGGAAGGTGCAGCTCAGCTGGGTGGAGCGCACCCCCTTGGCCACAGTGCCCGCGGCCTGTCCGATGCCTGTCGTGTCAAGCTCATCGCGGTCAACCGTGGGCGTTACATCTGTGATCTTCCCCACCAGCGAGCCGTTCCAGTACACGTCACTCTGGGTCGTGTTCCTGACGCCCATTCCTGGTTGGCTTCATACCTCATCAGGAGGCTAGGCAGGGCCAGGCCTATGGACTGTTCTGCAGCCGTGCCTGGAGCTGCACCGGCAGGTTGCAGCGGCGGCGGTAGACCAGGCTTTGCTGCGGCGTGGGGGCGTCCTGCCCCACAGGCCAAAACCACTTCAGGCCCGCGCCGGTGGTGACCGACTCGATGAAGGTCCGATCGGCGCTCGAGTAGCCAGCAAAGAGGGCGTCGGGCAGGTCCAGGGCCAGTACGCCGGAATAGCTGGCGTGGAAGGTGGCGAGGATCAAGGTCGCGGCGTCCGTGCGGATGTTGCTGAACTCCAGATCAAACACCCCCCGCACCGCCACCGTGCC